GGCGGCCAGGTAGGCAGCTTCATGGGCTTTACCTGGATCGAAGTCAACGGCTTCGCGTCGTCTGCTGATCTTGCCTACTATCCGCACGGCGGTACGAAGGCCAGCGTTACGGCGGCGAACCTCGCGAAGGTGGAATTCATCATGTACGATCCGAACGTCTTCGGTGTCGGCGATAACTTCAGCATCGTCCGCATGGTCGATTCTGAGCTGTTTGCCGGTACGAAGGCGCAGGTCGAGGAAAACGTCGCCCTGCGTGTTCTGGACGCTGCGCAGGTGCACGTGAAGTCCTACGCAAGCGCGTGATCGGCAGGTGAATCACGGTGTACGCGGATTTTGACACATACGTAAAACGGTACGGGGACGATCTGTCCCCTTTCCGCGACGAAGTGACTGCTGCCCGCTACCTGCGTGCGGCGTCGCGGGAGATCGACCGCTTTACGTTCGACCGCTTCGGCGGCACGCTACCGGAATCCACGATCGACGCCGAAAAGCTGCAGGATTGCGCGTGCGAACTGGCCGAATGCCTTTACCGCATTGACCAGGCGCGTGACAGCGCGGCTGAAACCGCAGACGTCGGCGGCGTAAAAACCGCCGGCCCTGTGGCGTCGGTGTCGTCCGGCAGCGAATCGATCACATACAAGGCGGCCGACAGCTGCTACACGACCGCTGCGAAGACCACGGCGGCGCGGGATGCGCTGGTGCTTGACCTGCTTCGGCGCTGGCTTTCCGGCGTGGCCGTGGATGGCGTCCTTGTGCTGTATGCGGGGGTGACGTGCTGATGCTGCTGCATAGCGATACGGTCACGCTTTTTTCGCGCGTGCGCGGCGCGCGCGGTCAGGCCGATACGTGGGTGCGGCACGTGCTGGCGGGCGTCAAGGTGGAAGCAAAAACCGCCATGACGCCAGGCACGACCGGCGACGTTCCGGGGCACTATGTGCTGCTGCTTGTGCCGAAAGCGGCCATTGGCTCGCTGACCTGTGCGACGCCGGAAGTGTACCAGGCGGCGGATGACCGCAGTAGACTGATCGCATTTCAGCCAGGCGACTATTTCTGCCGTGGAGATCACGACTGGGCGGAATACGACGCGCTGTGCAAGGTCACAGAATGCCACCGCATTACATCCTGCGCGTGGTTTCCGCTTGTTCCACATTTTGAGGTGACGGCATCATGAGCGACATCAAGCACTATAAGAACGTCAGCTATGTCAAGGGGCACGTCCGGGTAAAGCTCCGGTTCGCCAAATACGGCCCGCGATTCGCCAAAGCGCAGGAATGGCTGGGGCAGCAGGTGCTTGCGGACAGCAAGCTATATATGCCGTATCGCAGCGGGAACTTGCAGCAGCAATCGTATGTCACCGAAGGCGGCCGGCAGGTCGTGTTCCCAGGCCCATATGCACGGTATCTGTATATGGGTAAGGTCATGGTGGATTCAAAAACCGGGAAAGGCCCTGCGAACATTCCGAATGTCGGCCCGCGTTTTAGAGAAGGCGCGACACTTGTTGCGACTGACCGCGACCTGCGGTTTGCGACCGGCGTGCCGCGCTGGGCGGAAGTCGCGCAAAACGAACACGGCAAGGAATGGGCCGCGGAGTGCAAGCGGATCATCCTGGGGGAATCAAATGGTTGACACAAAAGATTTTTCAACGATCCTGAGCGACTTGCTGAATGACTTCCCTGCCATCGGCGCGCGTGAAATCCGGTTCGGCGAACTGGGTGACAAGTCTGGCGTCGGGATCTATCCGTCCGCTGCGGCGACGGTGATCAGCGAAACGACCGATATCATGGGCGGCGTATACCAGAAATGCAACTATGCGTTTCAGGTGGTATATCGCGCCGTGCCGCAGTCGGAAACGGACCGCATCCACATCAAGGGTCGGCTGGACAAACTGGCGCGCTGGCTGGAAAAACAGCCGATCACGGCGGACGGCCAGCAGCGCACGCTTGCTGCGTGGCCAGACCTCGGCGATGGCCGGACGATCACTGCATTTGTACAGGTGTCGGCGGCCTATTTGACCGGGCGCTATGCCGACGGTGTGGAAGACTGGGCCGTGTCCCTGTCGATGCGGTACGACAACAATTTTGAAAGGTGATGCATTATGCCTGAAAGTACGACTTTTAACACAACCGCGGGCCAGACGATTGCCCGCAAACTGCTGATGGTCTTCCTGAATACCGGCACGTCTTCCGCGCCGGTTTGGTCGATCGTCGGCAAGCGCGTGGAAGACAGCAGTCAGGAATATGACTGGAACAAAGAAACCACGCAGGACATTCTCGGCAACACGTTTACCACCATGTCCGCGCCGACCATCACGCAGACCTTTGACCCGTGCAATCTGGACGCCGGCGAGACCGCGCTGACGAAGCTGTGGCAGCTGGCAATCAAGGATCAGGACGTTGCGGCGCTGGCCGAACAGGACATGATGATCGTGCACTGCTATGCCGGCGCGAAGGACACGGCGATGTTTGCCGAGCGCTATAGCGGCTGCGCAATCGAAGTGAAGTCGCTGGGCGGCGACAAGACGGTGGACATGCCGTTTGACGTGACCTACGGCGGCACGCGCACAGTCGGCACGGCGGCCATTGCGGACGGCGTGGCCACGTTCACGAAGGCGACGGCATAAGGGGGTGACGGCGTGAGCAATAACATTTCTTTCGAAACCGGCCTGAAAGCGTTCACCATCAATGGCGACGCAAACCGGAAGATCTATTTTGATCCGAACGACATCGGCATCATCGACCGGCTGGAAGCGGCAGCGATGGCGATCAAGGCAAAAGCCGACGAAATGGGCACGCAGGAAAGCGACACGGACGCCCGCACGACGATCCGCGAACTGGACGCCTACGCGCGCGAACAGGTGGACGCGGCGTTCCCTTCGCCCGTCTGCGATACAGTGTTCGGCAAAGCCTACTGCGTTTCGCTCACGCCGTCCGGTTCCCTGCAGATCATTTCGTTTCTTGAGGCTGTATCGCGCCAGATTCGGCGCGACATGGACGCTGCGTCCACTGCCGCACAGAAGCGTCAGGCAAAATACCTGGATAAATACAACGGCGGCGGCCAGCGCAGGAAGAAGCGCAGATCATGAATACCGGCCTGCCGAAGACTGCGTGCATCGGCGGCCGGTGTTTTCGTATACGAAGCGACTTTCGCGAAATTCTGGACATCTGCGCCGCGTTGAATGACCCAGAGCTGACAGATCAGGATCGCGCCGAAGTGGCGGTCAAGATCTTTTACCCGGACTGGGATCAGATCACGGACATGGCCGCCGCGGTGAAATTCATGCTGTGGTTTTTAGACGGCGGTGTGGATCGCGGCGACCAGCGGCAGCAGCCGAAGCAGATGGACTGGGAGCAGGATTTTCCGATGATCATCGCGCCGATCAACCGCGTAGCCGGGCAGGACGTGCGCGCGCTGCCGTATATGCACTGGTGGACGTTCATCGGATATTACATGGAGATCGGCGACTGCACGTTTTCCACGATCCTGGACATCCGGCGAAAGCTGCGCAAGCACAAGAAGCTGGAGAAATGGGAGCGCGAATACTACGACGAAAACCGGGAATTGATCGATTTCAAGTCGGCACACCTGACCGACGACGAAGATGAATTCATCCGGCAGCTGATGGGAGGTGGACGCGATGGCTGATGTTGTCGGCGATCTGGTATTTGATACGACGATAAACAGTGGCCAGTTTGACGCTGGCCTTGCGAAGCTGGAAAACAACGCGAAAAAGGCCGCGAATAACGTAGACAAGGCCGCACAGAAGGTCGACGAATTGAAAAAGCAGCTCGCGGAGCTGCGGGCCGTCGAAGAAAGCGAAAAGAAAACCAGAAAAACCGGGACGGTATCACAGGAGACTGCCGAAGCGATCCAGAAAACAACGCAGCAGCTGAAAACGGCGCAGCTTAATCTGGAAGGAAGCCAGATCGCGCATGAAAAAGCCAGTGCTGCCGTAAGCGAATATGTGGAAAAGCAGCGTCTTGCGGCTTTGACGACACAGAAAGTGTCAGAGCAATTCAAGAAATTTACCAAACGAATTGCTGGCTTAGCAAAGCGCGTCTTTATTTTCACCATGATTACCAAAGCGCTGCGTACAATGCGCAAAATGCTGCTTAGCACAATCGGCGCAGACAAACAAATGTCAACATCTTTGGCGCAGATCAGGGGTAATCTAATTTCCGCTTTTGCGCCGATCTACAACTACATTTTGCCGGCCATTCGGACACTTCTGGCGTGGCTTGCCAAATTGACGGCTATTGTGTCCGTGTTTATCAATTCGTTGTTTGGCAAAACGGCGTCACAAGCTGATGCGTCTGCAAAGGCACTGTATAATCAGGCTTCAGCGACTGAGGCCGCGGGAGATGCAGCAGATAAGGCAAAAAAGCAGCTTTCCGGGCTGGATGAAATGAACCGCTGGGAATCGAACGATAGCTCCGGCGGTGGCGGTGGAGGCGGTTCGTCTGGCATAGCGCCGAGATTCGATTTGTCCGATCAGGTCGATGCCGGAAAAATCGGCAAGATTGCAGCCGTTGTCCGCGAGCTGTCACCTTATGTGGCGGCGGTTGCCGCTGGATTCGCTGCGTGGAAAATCGGAAAGAAGTTTCTGGGGAATTTGTCGAAGGCAAAGCAGCTGGCGCTTGCTGTCGCGGGGGCTGTCCTGATGGCCATCAACGTTGTCGATATGCTTAAAAACGGCATAAATTTCGACAATCTGACAGGGTACATCATCGGCGCTGCTGCGGCTGTCACTGGGCTTGGGCTGGCATTTGGTGTGCTTGGCGGAGCAATCACGGCAATCGTCGCGGGGCTTGCCCTTCTTGGCGTGGCAATTCGTGACGTGGTTAAAAACGGCTTCAACAATAAAAATCTTACGGCTATTACCGTGGCGCTGCTTGCTATTGGAGGCGCTATTGCCATTATCACTGGCATGTGGATACCGCTGCTGGTTGCGGCCGTTGCTGCAGCGGTCGTGTGGATCGTCGCAAAATGGACGTCCATAAAGGAATGGATCAGTAAAACGAT